ACTAAAAATTCTTGAGTTAATTGACACGCCATAATATTTATTTATTTAAATTGTTATGGTTATGATTAAACTGCTAATGTAAACTCAACGATTTCGTTAGGGTATGCAACTTGAAGACCTCTCTTAAATTTAACTCTGTAATAAACCTTGTCTTCCATTTTCTCATACCACATATCAAACTCTTCTTCGTCATTTTGTAAATCAAAACCTAAGAAGAAATTATCTTGTGTTCCAAGGAACATACGGTCAGTACCATCAAGTCCAACAACGCCTACCAAAGTAACGTTTTTACCAACTACACCTACAGAGTAATTAGCCCAAGAAGTAGCATCTACGTTGTATAGGTTTTTAGCGTTAAGAGTATCTACATATTTATCGAAGTTATCTTGACCAATAAATAACACTTGATTAGGTGCAGATTTAACCTTTGCGGGTCTTGCATTACAGATGTTATTTATAATAGTGTCGATATTACCGCTTGCTCCTGAAGTGATAGAAGTAGTAGCAGAAGTATTACCATCGATAGCAGTAGTAGCAGCATCGATTATTTTGATAAGACCATCGTATCTGTTTATGTATACGTTAGCACTTGCAGTATTTCCTTGCCAATCTGCAACCTCATTATGCTCCATAATAGTTTTGATTATAGAATCAGCTACTTCAGCCTCGAAAGCCATCTCAGTAGTTTCAGCATTACCCGCTCTAAGCAAGATTTGAGTGTATTTAGGTATCAAATCTTTCATACAGAAACCACTAAAGTAAGTAATTTGACCTACGGTTATGTCTCTGTTAGTAAATACTACATCGCCCGAAGCAGTTGCAGAGCAAGAACTACCATCTTGCGGGAAAGCAGTTACGGCTAATAGGTGGAGTGCATCAGTTTTTTTTACTCCCGCTTGTAGCGTGAAATAATCTGAAGAAGTTTTCTCGAAGTATAATCTCGAGATAAGGTCGGTTGATTGTTCGTTAACGTAATCGGTCAACGATGAAACATTAAAGCTCATTTTTGTTTATTTTATTTTAATTTGTTTGCTCTTATAATAGCACCCATCGCAGCCGCTTTGTCTGCTCTTGTTTGTGCTTTAAATTCTTGTGGCTTCTTAGCCGTTGCGGATTCGCTCTTAACTATCTCTTCTAATTCAGTTCCTACCTTGTTTAAAGTTGCACTAAATTCGTTTCTTAAAGTTTCTTTGTCTGCTTTAATCGCAGCTAACTCTAATTTAAGAGAATCGTTTTCTGATTTGATACCTTCTAAAGTAGCAGTAAAAGCCTCAGCATATTTAGCCAGTGCTTTCTCAACCATTTCGTTAAGCATTTCAGTAGTGAACTCGTTGTCTTCTGTAGCGATTTCGCTCATCGCTTGGATGTTTACTACTAAACCTCCCGCAGTTTCGATGATAGTTCCATCCGAAATCTCGTGAATACCATCGGGAGCAGCTACTTCACCTTCGGGCATAACTACAACTAATGCAGTTCCTTCAGCTAATTCGCCTTCCCACTTTACAATAGTTCCATCTACTAAAGTAGCCTCGCCAAAGGTTGACTCCTCAGCTACTACCTCTTCATCTGCAAAAACAGACTTGAGCGTGTTTATTACGCTCTCTAAATTGATTTTATTCATTTTTTTAAATTTGTACGGTTCAAGGTCGAAAACTCCCTCAACACTAAAACCCTTTAATATACCATTTTCTTTTACCTTAGACCAAGCCTCGTCATTCTCAACTTTGGCAGCGATAAACCAAGTACCATCTGCTACATTCTCAAACCCTTGAGGTGGTAAAATGCCGAGTTCCTGATCCGTAATGAAAGATTGATAGATGTAAACCCCATCCAATATCTTGAATGCGTTATGTTGTTCGTTAAAGTTGTTGTGTTTGTTCTCTTTGAATAGCTTTTGCACCAATGCCTTAATAGTCTCTTTTTTAAAGATGGCATAATACTCTCCTATATTGGTGTCTCTGCGGTAGATTGGGAGGTCGGGAATCATAGCCGCTCCCATAACAATTCGTTTTTCTTCGTTTAATACTTCAAACTTCTGCGGAGCAAATGCTTGATAATTTAAACCAATAGAGGGAGCATCTACAAAAGCTATCGCTTGTAGTCCTTCGACATCGTCAGAAAGTTTAAACTCGATTA